CATGATAGTATTTATACTTAAAAAAAGCCCGCTGTTAAGCGGGCTTAGTTACTTCATATTATTATTATTCTATTTTATTACATTAGGTTGCTAACTAGAACACGTCTGTAATAAACGTTTGTGTTTTCAGCTAGACGGCCTAGAGCTGAATCACTTGAACCTTCAGCGAATGGGTTGGCAACCATACCATATCTGGTCTTGAAGCCAATCTTGGGCTGGAAGGTGTCTTGGTCAACAGCACGAACCATTTGTAGAGGAACGTATGGGCAGTAGAAAAGGCCGGCGTCGAATGGTGACGAACCCTTATAACCCATCATGAAGAAGTTACCTGTCGAATATGGATCAATATAGACACGAATACGACCGTTTAGAACTCCGGCGAATGTAGCACCAGTATCATCAACGTTTAGGTTGTTGCTGTTTAGAGCAGGAGCGTAATCTAGAACGCCAGCCATTTGAAGGGCTGAAGCAACGTCTGACGAGCAGAGTACGAAGTTACCCTTACCACGTCTTGTGTCCTTGGCGATCTTGTTTGCTTCTCTTTCGAGTTGGAACATTAGACCCTTGAACTTTTCAACTGACCAACGACCGTTCGAGTCGGTGTCTAGGTCGAAAATACCAGATGTTGTTGTGCCTTCTGTAGCACCTTGCTTGGCTGTAACGTAGATTGTACGAACAACTTCACGGTTGATTTCAGCTAGGATTTCGGTTGAAAGGATGTTCGAAAGCTCTGTCTCAGCATCTAGGCCATGGATAGCACGTAGATCTTGTGCAAGTTCCATTGTGTACTCAGCCTTAAGAGCACGTGACTTAGCTGTCACAGAAACCTTCTCGATTGAGAAAGCCATTTGTGGGAATACTAAGGTGTTGTTTGAACCTAGGTATTCAGCTGAAGCTGTTGGCATACCTGAGCTATAGTTAACGTTAGCTGAGGTAGCTAGTGAAGTGGTGTTTGTATGACCACCTAGTGCACCTAAGTGAACGTTACCGAGTTGGTTGCCACCGCCTGGTAGAGCTGAGAAGCCGGTGTTAACTTCGTTGTAGAATGTCTCGGTGCTGGTTTGGTTGCTATAACGAGCACGCATCGCGAAAATAAGACCTGTAGGACCAGTCATAGGCTGGACACCGCAGATGTCATAAGCGATTAGGTTAGGCATTGCACGGCGAACTAGAGAGATCAATACTGGATCGAAAGTATCGATAGCGCTAGAACCGTCACCAGCTTGAACTGAGTTAACTGGTTGGCCTGCTTCAAAAAGATTTTGGCTGCCACGAGCAACGTGACCGGCTTCGCGTAAAGCGCGCTCGGTGTTCTCGAGGATGGTAGCAGTAACTGAACGCTTGTGTGGATCCTTGATCTGGTCTAGATCGGGATGCTCAAGCACAGGCTGCCATTTTTGTTGAATTTCTTCATTTAAATACATTTTTGAGTCCCCTTCCTTTTTAATTTGGGTTAATAATTATTTATAAAAATTACTTCTTGATGGTACGTGAAATAGCGCTAACATAATGTGCAACAGGGCCTGAAGATCTTGGTGCAGCAGAGACAGGCTCATCCGCGCTCTCAACTTCTTCTTCTATCATGTTAGACTTGACAACCTTTCCGGCGAAATAGTTTTCTTTAACTATTTCTAGCTTACGCTTATAAGTTTCAGCATCACTGAACTCAACGCCTTCTGCAAGGGTCTTGAACTTGTCGGCTTGAACTGCAACTAGGCCTTCAGCAACTTCAGCGAAGATTAGATCCTTAGCATGCTCGTCAAGAACTTTTGAAAGTTCAATGTTTTGCTCAATTGATTCATTGAGTCTGCTTTCTAGCTCTTCTACCTTATCAGCTAGTTCTTCTACTACTGAAACTTTATCCTCAGGTACGTCAATATAGTGCTCTTGGAAAAGAGTCTTTAGACCATCAATAAATTCTTCTGTGATTTCAGAGCGTAGTGAAGATTCGATGGCGACTTCATTCTCAACCATCCATTCCTTAACTACATAGTTCATGTAGTCATCAACCTTAGTAGAAATATCTTCTACTACTGCAACTACTTGCTCTTCTAATTCAGCTTCAAATTCTTTCTGCATTTCTTCACGTAGTGATATAACCTTAGCGTGAACAGCAGCTTCAAAAATTGTTACGGCCTTCTCTTTGAATTCTTCAGTAAGATCCTGGCCGTCGAATAAACCTTCGATGTCTTCTTTCATGGCTACTGAGGCTTTGTTCTTAGCAGAGTAGTCACCAGTTGCATTGGTGTTGTTCTCTGAATCAGTATCTTGAACTTCGCCTTCTAGCTTCTTAGAAGCTAGATCGCCTTGATGTTTTGAGTTGGGTAGAGTCGCGGTTTTAGCAACAGGCTGAGGGACCTTTGAGACCCCAGTCTGTCCACCACCCACGTCCATTAATTCTTGTAAATCTTGTGTCATTTTAAAGCTCCTTGGTTATTACTATTTTTATTTATAAAAGTTTTTACTAGAGAGACTTAAAGAAGTCTGAAAAGACTCTAAGCTTGGCTTCTTGAAGCTTTTTAGAAGGTGCTTTCTGTATTACTCTCTTATATTCTTCTATCTTATGCGCTTTTAAAATGCCATTATCCCATACCCAATCCACACCTTCCATGATACCTCTAACAAAGGCGTCAGGTGCTGAAGGATCAGCGACAATGTCAGCAGCAGTGGCAAGATAAAAATCATCCTGCACCTCTTGAATACCATCTTTGTTTTGCTTTAAAGAGCCCATGCCCCGTGAAGAGACACCCAATTGAGCTCCCTCTGTCATTAGGTTCTTTACTATATTACCGTAAGGAGTATCAAGAATCTTAGCCTTGCCGATAAAGTTATCACCCTCGCGCTTTAAGCTCTTTGTGATGTGTGAAGCACGTTCTAGATTAAGAGTTGGGCCTGAAGGATGTCCTAGCTCACCAAAAGCTCTATTCTTATCGATATACTCTTTAGAATATCTATTAACTTCTTTATCTAAAGTTTCTGTACGATAAATTCTATTGTTTCTATTCTTTAAGTTGCCTTGAAGGAAAACTCCTTCAATAAAAAAGTCTTTTTTACCTGACTCTTTTTCTTCAACAAGGTACTTAACTTCTTCTACTAGTTCGCTAATTAGTTTCATTTTAGTTCTCGTAATAGTCGTAAGTTGCGGGAGGATTCATAATCTTAGTTAATTCTAAAAGTACGAAGCCAGCACCACCAGAACCAAAAGTAACTACAACGTTTGCTGTTGAATCTACTGAAAGAGCCATGCCTTCGCCAGAAAAATCAATACCGCCAGTCGAATTAGGTGGAAAGTAAAGTAATGTATTAGAGCCGCGCTTTACAAAGACATCAGTGTTAGCTGACCAAAATATCTGTGATACTTGTAACTCGCTAAATGTGTCTCCTGTGAGAGAGAAAGATGAAACGTTTGAGTTAACGTTTGCAATAGCGTGAATGACTATCTTACCATTTCTTTGATTAATTATCGTCGCCATCAGCGTTCTCCAAGATAGACTGAGCAAATTCTAATAATTCAGGCTGACGACCTTCATCAATCATTTGCAACATAGTATCTCTATTATCTTCATCAAGATTAATGTACAGTTCTAAAAGAGAAACATCTACTTCTTCATAAGCTAACTTTTTAGTAGCTGTATCTATACCCTTAAGTCTCTTGCCAATATGCTTTGCCATTATTTCTTTGTTGCTCTGATATTTTAGCATTCCTTGTGTAATACCCGAACGAGCAATATCTACTGCAGCTTTACCAACATAGCTACGCATTGTTGACTTGTCTAGTTCATTTAGTTCAGTTTCTTCCTTTGCTAGTCTATCAATTGCTCGAGCAATGCCAGCATTGCGCTTGTCCAAATGTTGTTGAGCTCTTGCCACACCACGTTCAGTCTGAGATAGTTGAACATTGGCCATGGCACCTTGTGCGTTTGGAACTGCTCTACGCATATAACGACCTAATGCAGTTTTACTGAGCTCATCAAGTTGTTCGGTTTCTTCTTTAACCCCTGGACTAACTTCTTTCCAACCTTCTTCAGATGGATAATTACCAATATTCTTACGTGGTATAGTTACGCGCTGATTAGTCTTTGAATGAACCATTATTGCATGATCTTTCATCTTTTGACCTGGAACTGGAGCAACTGGTGCTTTTTCATCTAGTTCAACTTCTTCGTCAACTGAACGGCGTGCAAGTCTGTGTGCTGCCTGTATAATGCCACCGGCGCGCTTTCTCTCTTTCTTTTGAAGATGTTCTGCGTCAGAAAGTCTTCCTTGCATTGCTGCTACGCCAGCGTGATAAGCAGAATCTCTTGCTACTTGTTGTGATTTACTAATGTATCTGGTCAAAGTTGAAGACTTCAATTCATCAATTTGTTCAACTTCTTCATTTGCCATCTTATCACGCATTTGTAATGCTGAAGATCTAGTAATACCTTTCATTCTCTTATCATAAAGCTTTTGAGCAAAATCTTTGTATTCACCACTTTGAGCATGGCTTGCTAGCTTTGGTAGTTCTTTCTTTACTGCACTTTGATAGCTCTTATGGGTTTCAGCTGAAATTTCATCAATTTGCTCAGTTTCTTCTTTAACCTTTTTCTTTTCATTACGTGATGCCCAAACTGCTTTACGTTGAGCATGACTGACAT